ATGTTGTAAAATGCGACCCAGAAAAATCAATGCCTCGAATTTGTTCGTTGGTCTTCATACCATATGTGCTGCCAGCAAATACACAATTATCAAATTTGATTTGGTGTGTGTCATTGGCAGCAGTGCCGGCAAATCTAATACAAGCAGTATCGTCGGCCGGAGTAGTTAAACCTGCTGTGGTCAACGGACCATTGAATTCAACTTGGTTAAAAACAAATTCGCTTGCTTGCTCAATAAGGGCAACGTCTATTATTTTCAAAGTATTAAAGCACATATTTTCACATGTGACACTTATTGGCGCAGTAGCGCCGTTGGTGCCAATATTGACACCGGTTTGTTGCAAACTGTCGCCTGTGCGCATCACATAACTTGCAGATGCAGTGGCCGACATTTGAATAATACTGTTCTTTGGTCCTTCACCTTGCAATGTAGCATATGGAGGAATAACAATTGTGTCTGTGACTTTGTAAACGCCAGCTGGAAAAAATAGTTTTCTACGAATTGCAGGGTTGACTTCTCTACAGTAAAGCTGATATAATGCACGGTTAATGGCCGCAGTATCATCAGTAACGCCGTCACCAACTGCACCAAAGTCCTTGACAGTGGCGAATTGATCCATCCAGTTTTGCAGGGTCAGTTCAACCGGTGTTCCAGTTGTTACTCCGGTTTGTACTGCATATCCTGTGGCTTGTTGCCCTGAGTATATGTAATCTTGAACCAATACAAGGATATCTGAAAATTCTGTTAAAAGTTCAGTGTTGCCAACTACCGGAGCACCATCTGCAAGTGTACCGTTGCCGATGAACAATCTGCGTTCGTCGACGCTCCAGCCCAATTCAGCACCAGCTAATTGTGGTAAGTCTTCTTGTAACCCTTTACGCTGGGTAATTCGCGAAATTTGTACGATAGCCAATTTGATTGTCCTCTGTAATCAACTATTTAGCAGATAATACTGTTCGACTCTTTTCCACCATTGGCTTTTCCAGTGGTCAAATTCTGCACCTTCAATAACAAATTCCTGGTATTGCGGTTCGCTAATAAGATTGCCCATGTCGTCTGTGGCAGGCTTGACGCACATAAGGATAACACCTTTGTTTATCTGTGTGTTGTACACTTCGTTGTGTGCTTCGGCATACGCGCATAGCTGTAGGAAATAGTCTTCAATCCACTCAAGTTTCTTGGGTTTATTGGTTTGCTTAAAGTCAATGATGCTTTGTTGATTTTCGTGTAATCCGCAGCAGTCGGTGGTGCCTGCGTATATCCCAGGAAAATACAACGGAACTTCTACACCCCAGTACTCGTCGACCTTTTTAAGACCTTGATCAATGACCACTTCGGCCATGGCGTGACTTGCCCACCCAAACGGATTGGTGCCCTTGTCCTTGATCTTGCCTGTCTTTACATAGTCTTCAAGATAGGTGTGCATGCGTGTGCCGCGATTGGCGGCTTCGGTTGTGATTTGTTGTGCTTTTGCTTCGCCCACTGCACGACGCCAATTTTGCAATGCAGCCACTTTGTCAGCAGGCTTTGTTTTGTCTAAGATAGTTGTTACACTAGGAACTCTGCTGCCGTCGGGGGTAGCATAGAGACGTTTACCGTCAACTTGCTCTCTAGTAAGCAAGTGATAGTTAAACTTTGGATTGTACATATTAAACTCTAAATGATTCTCCGCAACCACAGCGGTCACGTTCGTTGGGATTGTTAAATTCAAAGCCTTCGTTGAGTCCTTGGCGAACATAGTCAATTTCAATACCGTTCAAGTACGGTACATCTTTTTTATCTATTACTACAACGAACTGATCCTGCAAATAGTCAATTGTACTATCGTCAGGAACATGGTTGTCTATATATTCTAACACATAAGCCAGTCCAGAGCAACCGGTGGTTCTAACGCCAACGCGGATTCCCGCACCATGCCCTCGTTTGGTTATTGATTTTTGAACTTTTTCAGCAGCTGGTTTAGTTAATGTCAGCATGCTTGGCTCGGTAATCTGCCACTGCTGCTTTGATAGCGTCTTCTGCAAGAATACTACAGTGTATTTTGACAGGAGGCAGTGATAGCTCTTCGGCCAGTTCGCTGTTCTTGATCGCACCCGCCTGATCTAGTGTCATACCTTTGACCATCTCGGTAATTAAACTTGAACTTGCGATAGCACTGCCACAGCCATACGTTTTGAAACGCGCATCAACGATAACATCGTCTACGACTTTGATTTGCAACTTCATCACGTCACCACAGTTTTTGACTACGATGCCCGATTGAATATTTTTGGTATCTTCTGTAATTACAACATAATTGTTATTACCCTCTACTTGCAATGTGTAGCAGTCTGCAACTACTGAATCATCCGTGTGTATTAATCGGTGATTATACGCTAGTACTTGCTCTTTGAAACTAGAAAAATTACCAAACCGTGCCGACAGATTTTGGGGGTATTTTTTCGTCTTGGCGAAATCGCACCATAGTGTGTTTGTTAACTTTCCATTCTGATAGAATAAATCGCTGCCTGCTTTAAGTATATCATTAGTAGTAACATCCAACCAGCGGCTATTTGTATTTCCTGGATGTGATGCAAATGCTGTCTTCTGATCTGGGCTCAACGAATGATACGGATTTTTATCTCCTAGCATGCGTTGTTGTTTTTCATACAATAATACGTCGGAATCTTTAAATTCTTTTTGGGTGATTTTTTTTATTTTATAAAAACGACAAAGACCCCGTATCTCGTCTGTGTACAACTCTAACATATTTCCTGTTTGCGCAAGATTGTTATCCATTTTGGCAAGTGCAGTTTTTAATTGCTTTTCAGATATAATATTACTCAGGTTGACTATATGAGTTTGTAGAGATTTTGATTTTATTATATCATCTGTCTTATATCGATGGTCGGAAATGGTCATCAATTGTAGATTATCAAAGTTGTTGTTTCGCTTGTCAGAATCTACATGATCAATATTATATTTATGTACAAGTTTTTCTGTAATATCTTGTCTCGTTTTATAATATTCTATATGTTCTGCATTCCACTCCGTTCTTAGCACGCGCCAATATCCACGTCTACCCACGTTCTTGTGAAACGGCATTATGCTATCACCTGGAGTGATATCTTCATTTGCAACGTAGTCTCCAGATACCATAAGGAATTTATGATCAGGAGTTACCCATACTTCCGTGTTTTCGATTAGTATCTTATTCAACTGTTTTCTGCCAGAAAAAACTGGCCTAGCTAGTTTAATTTCGTATTTGTTGTTAGTTGTATTATACGACCAAACATACAAATCAGTGCCAGTCTTGTATGCGGCTGCCAATGTAATGTTCTTGCTTCCTGGAATAGATATTTGTGTATCGCCAGCAAAACACGCCGGAGCGCCAACCATTCCAGTACCAACGGTTTCGTCTATTTCAAACTTTCCCACATTGCGTGGATTTTCGTAGTGCTCAACTACTGCTGCTGAATATGCCATTATTTTTTTCTCCTGGTTATTCTAACTATTTTTACTGCTACAAGAATAGTCTACATATTATTTACCGGTTTAAAAGAGCTGGATCACCCCAGCTCTTTGTATTTACTCGGGAGTGATATTTGAGGCTTGTAGGCCTTTTTGTCCTTGCACAACATCATATGTCACACGTTGGTTTTCTTTGAGTACTTTAAATCCTTCTGTTTGGATTGCTGAATAATGAGCAAACAACTCTTCGCCACCTGCGTCTGGAGTAATAAACCCAAAACCTTTGGTCTCATTGAACCATTTTACTTTACCTGATGCCATGTTAAAACTTCTTTTCTATGTTAATTTTACTGATTGTTACAATTTACTGTATGTACATTGTTCTTTCCTTTAAACAATGTACAAGTTGTATTATACATTGTTCTTAGTGTATTTACTAATCTTTTGGTTCTTTTGTCCACCGTGGTTACTTAGTTTGTCCTGGATATTTGATTAGGTTTTTGATTCTTTTATCCAAGGTTTTTTTAGGTTGCTAAAAGTAATTGGTTTATAATCATAACTCTCAGGACAGAACTTGCATTGATCAATTTGGTTGTCTATGTTGTTTATAAACTCTCCGCCGCGGGTGTCAAACTCGTCGACCATGAGTGGTTTGTAGCTGTGCAACATAATTCTATCTTCGTCACTTATGTCAAAATGATTTTGATCATCAAACTCGGGCATCAATGCTGCTGGTCCACATTTGTAAATCTTACCATTGATCATATGATAATTTTTAAATCTACGGAAAGTGCAATTTTCGTGTGCTACAGCAGGGTCGCTTTGATACAATGTATATTTGCCGTCAACTACTGTGATATTGCTTTGAACAAATTTATCACTCATCCACGCATGTATCTTTAGTTTGTCATTGTTAATAAATTGATAATCACTACCAATGGGGTCATCAGTACGTTGAGTTTCGACCACTGTTGGTCCTAAAAAATTACGCACACGAGCAAATATTTCGTCACGGTCATTGGGATTGTGTATACTAATTCCCAACCAATTGCCAACCGCGGGATCCAATGCCTCGTGCAACCCTTTGACACAATCAATTCTGGTACCGTTGCTTTGTACTTGTGTTCCAGAATGGTCTGGCCATAACTTGTTGACACCATTGATCCATTTTACAATGTCAGGGTTCAGCAACGGTTCGCCGCCAAGGATCACAGGATGCCGAATGTCTATTTTTTCAGCCCATTTTGTAAGTATCGGCTCTGCTTCGTCCCAACTTTGCCAGCCACTGAATTTATAATTGTTGTATCGGTTACAGCCACTGCATGTCAAATTGCACACGTTGGTGATGTAGAATTCCAACTTGTCAATCAATATTCTTTTTGTCATGCAGATATTTAATGCCAAAACGGCAGGTAGTGTGTTATTGGCGGCGTTTCATTGCTGCCATGGCATTGCTGTTGACAACTTCTTGAGCTTGATCAACGCTCATACCAGTTGCGGCTTCTGTGTCGCCTTTAAAACTCACAATGTCAGCACCAGGGTCGATTGGATTAAGGATATTACTAAGCGGCTCAGCACTGACCATGTCGCTGATATTTTGATCTGTTACGTTGACACCCATTGACTGTGCCAGCTCAATGAATGCAGTTTTATTAATTTGTTTTGCTGCTGCTTCGTCGTCTGCACGGTCTGCAAGAAAAGTAGCCAATGCCGCAAGTGTTTGGGCATCAGCTCTTGGTTCAGCAAATTCGCGTAACCGCATTATCTGCGTCCGCGACCTAGGCTAGTCTTGACTTCTGGCTCTTCGGCATCGTCAATATCAATATCTGCATCAATATCCATGTCCATGTCTGCATCTGCCATTGGATCGGCTAGCGGATCAACTGGCAACTCAGCATCAACATCTGCTGAGCCAGGAACCACAGGAGCTTGGCCTGTAACTGTTCCCATTGCGGCTTCCAATGAGGCCTTGGAGCCTTGCAAGTTTTGTACCATTCCGCCTAGTGCAGTAGTAGCATCGGCATTGAATGATGTCGCTTGTTCGTATCCAATTTCGTTACGTATTTGGTCCACTAATGCGGGCAAATCTTTGAATTGCAAAGAAGTAATTTGTTCAATCATTTTCTGAACTTGGTCAACCATGTCTTGACTAGCAAGAATAACTTGAGCTTGTTGGACTTCGCTTTCACTCAAACGACGACCTAACCGACGACGGCTTTCTGCAGTCACTGCTTGTAATGCTGTGGCTTTTACTAATTCTTGTTCGTCTGGGCTAAGATTCTGACCGGCAGCTGTCTTGGTCATTGCAGCTTTGAGTTTGGGGTCTTGAATCTTGTTAATATCTTGCTTGGCTTTGTTGGCATCTACTGCACTAGTACTAGTACTGGCACTGCCAGTAGTAACACCACCGCCTGCTGTGGCAGGAAATTCTTCACGAATCTTCTTGGTCAGCACTTGTTCCATCATCACCAATTTCAAGTAAGCAGAACTTTTCTCACTACCGTGATATGCAGGTGTACTACGGTGCTCGCTGATCAATCCGCGAACTTTTCCTAGCATAGCGTTTGCTTGACGCTTTGAAACAGATTCAAAGGTGATACTTTTACCAAAGTAACTTTCAAATACCTTAGCGATTTGTTTTGTTTGTGGCAGTATGGCCAAGTCTTGCAGTTTCATTATTGAATCCTCGTTGTTGATAATATTTAGCCCAATTAACACAATCGGCTAACCTATTTTCTATTTGTTTTTTCTGTATAATCTTATTTTCTAACTTAGTAAGTATAATTTCATGTTGCTCGGCAGTTTTTGCACGATCACCTACCAACGCTCTTGTAGTGATATCTACTGTTAAAAAATGTAAGTTATTGTCTAAATTTAGTATATCCCGGGCTTTGTTGTACTGTTCAAATTTGTCAGCTATACACCAACTCAACGCTGCTCGGGAACTATGGAAAAGACCAATTTTGGTTAATGAGCAATAAACTGTGTAACCTTGTTGTTCCTTAACAATTATGTAACGGCCAAATACTTCGTATTCGCCATCTTTGTTTTTTAAAATACTGTTTGGTTGCAACGCAGCAAACTCACGTTTGAACAATGATTTGAGTTGGTCATCTAATATCATGTGATAACAAAACGTG